CAAAGTTAGTTGTTATTGCGCCCGTTGCTGCAGCTTTAGTGATTTGTTCAAAACCACCTTCTGATCTGACCGGACCGTTAAATGTTGAGTTAGCCATATTTGTTCTCCGTTTTACGTTAATATAGTCTTGAGATTTGTCGACTGCACGCGTCTATACTAACTAAATTTAATATGCAGTGCATAAATTATACACTCTTTCGTTGTCTGACGCAAATAAAAAGGGGCACTTAAAAAGCGCCCCTTTTAGTCTTCTAATGAAAGAAGTTAGAGTTGTTATGCTCCTTCAGAAGCAAACATACCTCTCCAGTCGGAAAAACCGAAGCTGTAACGTTCTCTAGCTTTGTACTTCATATTTCCAGTCTCAAAGTCGCCTTCCATAGAAGTAGCGATCGGTGATCTTTGGAAATGTTTCAGTCCATTAGGCACATCAGTTTTAATGAAAAATGCGTCCGTGTCAGTTAAGTAGTTATTCACTGCGTAACCTTCCGGAATCATTCCCATAGAACTAATCGCGTTGAGATCGTTATCAGAAGTTCCAGTTCTACCAGAAGACTTCATCAGTCTTTCAGCAGTAAACTGTAACGCTGATGGGATAATCAACTTACGTGCCTTAGCAGCAACTTTTAGACCTCTATCATCAGCAAAAGCAGCAATATCAATCATTGCTTGTTCTAATGATGTTTCGTTAAGGTCAGAAGCAACCGCTAGCTCATTTCTTTGGTTACCAGACGAAGTCGGGTGAGCAGAAGAAAATAGCTCAACACCGTCACCACCAGTAAAGCTAGAACTGAAACCGTTGTTTAAAACGTTTGCAGCTTTAACTTGCTTAGTGTGCGCCATAGATCGTGCTAGTGCTTTCGTGTAACGAGTACTGATTTTGTCGTAAAGGTTATCCTCTACAGCTTCTTCAGTAATCTGGAAAGCAAGTCCAACAGTTTCATGAGAGTAACGTGCTGTGAAAGACTCAGTTGCGCTATCAAAGTTAACAGAAGTACCTTCTGGTTTAACTGATGCAGAACCGAAGCCTGACAACATTACTTCTTCTTCGAAAGCTCTATCAGAGTTTTCGGTGTCGAAGATTTCAGCATGCTGATTCTCGTAGCCTTTATATTCCAATCCGAATAGTGCATTCAAACCGGGTTCCAACTCTTTTGCAAGTTGTGCTCTATTTATAGCCATAGTTCAAATCCTCCCTATACGCCTGTTGTTAGTTTATACACATGCTCACCAGTGTTGAACACCACATAAGCATTTGCATTTGCAGTTGCCACATCACTATTATCGGGATCTTTTGAGATTCCAATTTGCTTAAAGCCACCTGAAGTACCAGAAGTAGAAGTATCAATCTCAGAAGTTGATTGTCCAGTTGTAGTGCTTCCGCCTACTCCTGTAAAATCAAAGCCTGAATGATTCATAGCCGCTGTTCCAGTGCCGTCATGTTGTGCTTCAAACACGATCTGAGGGTCTGCATAAACATACGCCACAATATCAGAAGCGTTAGTGCTTGCTGGATAAAATGCTTTGTATGTTGGTTTACTTGTTGTTGGGTCAGTGTAGAACACGCCACCAAAAACACCCAATTGTTGAGTGTCTCCAGCCGCTGCATTCTCAATACCTCCAGCCGCTTGTGCTTCAACTACATTACCAGAAAAAATACTGGTACCGTGGTTAGCTGCAATAGCGTACTCTTCAGTACGAATCTGACCGCCTGTTAAATGCCTTACGGGTTTAAAACCAAAGGCTGCGTCTTTATTTGCCATAATTATAGTCCTCCTTAGACTAATAAATTATTAGTTATTGTTAATAATCCAATTTAATTCCGGCAATGAATATTGTGTGTTAGAAACTAATCTTGTTTCTTGGCACCGCCAAAAGCTACTCTAGTCTGTCGATTTGGATTGTCTATCGGCATACTTGGATGCTGCTCCCTCAACAAACTATTATCAACAGCTTTTTGTTGATCACTAGTTTGGTTTGCGAAATAAGCCTTACGCTCATCTGCAATCTCAGTGGGTATCTTGGCTAGCAGTAGTCCACCTACAGCAACAACGCCTTCGTTTTTTCCGTCTTCAATAGTCGGAGCATCGAAATCTCCAAGCTCTTCAAGTCTAACAAGTTCATAACCTTCACGAATACGTGATGATACGTTTTTCTTGTCTTCTTGACCCATGATTTCAGCTCGTATCCAACGATATTGAAACCCATCAGGTGCTTGGGGCGCGTCTAGTCTAGATGGTGGTCGCCATGGCTGCCTTTTTTTGGCAGTCTTATCTCTAGTTTGAGATGAGCGTGAGGTTTTAATTATTTTTGTCATATTGCTACTCCTTCACGTATTTAGCATATTCTTCTAATGGCACACCAAGTTTCTTAGCTATCGCGACTTGTGACGGTGTGAGTCTCACAGTGCGTTTTCCTTTTTTCGAACTTGATCTTACCGCAGGTGCCACTGTTTGGTCAACCTTTTTTTGTGGTTTTTCTTCAGGTTCAAATCTATCAGGAAACTGTTGTCTTATTCGATGATCTATTTCATCATAATAGTCGTCAGAACGAGGATCAAAACCCTCTTCTTCAACTAATTTACGGTGAATAGCAAAAGCAGTGTAAGTCATTGCTTCGTCTTGACCGAACCAAACATTATCGTTTGCCCAAGAAGTAGCTGCAGCATCAGGCATTGGAGCCGGTTGTACTGGCTGTGCTTGTGGCTGTAGTACAGGAACTTCTCTTTGTTGGTTAAATTGTTTCGCTTGATTTTCTAACGCTTCTTTTTGTATCTTAGCTCTTTCCGAATTTAACGTTGCTTTGGCCAATGCACCTTGTGCTTCTGCCTGTACATCAACGTTGCCTTCTTCAATGGCTTTTTTAAGTTTTATCTTTGCCTCTTCAATTTGTGCTAAAGACTCTGATTGTAAACTTGATACATAGTTTTGGTTAGTGTCAGCGTATTTTTTCTCTAAATCACTAGTTTTATGCTGTAGTCCTTGAGCGTACTCCATCGCTGCTTGTTCGCGACGTTCTGATTCTCTAAGTTTACCTACTAGTTTTGAGATTCTTTTTTGGACTTTGTCACTGTAGTCGTGTAGTTCGTCGTCCGTTGACCCTTGATCGTTTTGAACATCTTCACGCTCATCAGATTCCGCAGGTGTGTCATCGGAGACATTACTGTCTTCAATAGATACTTCATTACTTTCCTCATCTGCTGTAGTTATATTTGATTCTTCTAGTTCAACATCAACGGAAGCTCCGCTGGTATCGATGTCGACGAGTTTATCGTCTTGTATTTTTTCTGCCTCAGGCATGGTTCTTGTCTCCATGGTTAATTATTGCAAGATGACTTACATGTGTAAGATGTCAGTCGGATCCTGTATTATAGCAAGTATTTCATCATCATTCAAGAGTCTTAAGTCACCTCCGTCAATTTTTAATCTCGAACCTGCATAACGAGCAAAGATTACCCAATCGCCTTGTTTGCACCAAGGTCCTTCGGCAAATTTAGTAGTATCGGCATACGCATCAGGGCCAGTGGCCAATACATAGCCACAAACGGTAGCTAATTGTTCTCTTTCACGAGTTTGATCGGACAAAATAATGCCTCCTTTACTCTTTTCTGCCCCTAAATAAGGCAAAATTAAGACGCGCCAACCAGTAGGTTTGGGTAACTTCGCAGCAATATTGTCATCAATATTATTAGGGTCAATATACTTAGATTCTCGTTCTCCATAGATTCCCTCTACTTCTTTTTGTTTTTTCTCTATTTCAGCAGCCGTTAATTCTTTCTTTTTAGCTGCTTTTTGTTTTTTCCTAGCTTTCGCTACGTGCGTGGGTAATATTAAATCACTCATCGTTTTGTTCTCCTTGTTGTATTACAGAATGTAATTTGTTTATAGGCAAATTATAACAATCTGCTCTGACTGTGTAATTATTAGAAGGATCAATGTCCCCTTTTTTAAAAAAAACAGCGTCTGTAAAATATTTATCCTTAGGGTACACTCCAAGAAACCATCCTTTTGTAAAATTTTTATTTACTCTAGTAAAAGCGTAATAATCGCAGTTTTGTTCTGTGTTGTAAGCAGCGACACTACAATCGTAATGCTCTAAAGGCGGACGATCTGAAGTTTGTTTTTTACATTTTACTTCTATTTTTTTTCCGTCAAACGTAGTTACATCGTGATTAAAAGTATTGTCTTGGTCTCCTCCTAATATTGAAAGAGCTATTGTCTCTCCTATAAAACCTACTATGTTTCCAGCTCCTGAAGTTATACTGTTATTTAAAACTCCCATTTGATTTGCTTTGTTCTGAGCTTCGTTTAACATACTTTCTGTTATTTCTATTTCTGTAATCATGAATCGTTTTGTTCTCCTTTTTTCATTACATCTTGGATCTCTCCTTCGATCTCTTCTAAAGCACGAAAACGACCCATCATCTTTGCATACTCAGTAGAATCACCTACTGCGCCTTGCATTACATAATCAGTTGTTTGTTGCTTCTTATCACGGATAATACGTAGTATTTTTCCGCTTAAATACAATCCATCCATATTACTTGTATAACTTTCTTCATTACATTTTACCTCTTATAGTTTTGTAGTGCTCTAACACATTACCGAGCCCAGAGTTTGCTCCTGTCATCATAACCATTGGTGAACCACCTTGATTGTAACCGCCACCGTGCATAGGCGAACCACTTTGTGCTTGGCCTCCTTGTGCATAATTACCACCATAAACATTACCACTAGGGTATGCTCCCGTGCCGCCATACTGATAACCAATACGACCACCGTTAGCGTTTCTTTCAAGATCTCTTATTGCTTGAGCACTTCCCATATATTGTTCTAGTGACAAGAAGTCATCATAACCAAAGTCATAAAAATTTTCTCTTTGTTGTTGATCTGTACCAGAGCCACCTTGACTGTAACCAGCACGTCCGCCGTCAGCGGCAGTCATGAAAGAACTTAGTGGCATATAAGAAGGCGCAGCAGTTAGTCTATCAATGTTTTCTCTGCCTGCAGTAGCCGAAGGACCATAGCCGTAATTACTAGTAGGTGTACTTTGAGCTCTAGCCAGTAGAGTGCCTATACCATTATTGCCAAATCGGTTTTCTAATTGTTGCAAATTTTCCATGCCGGGCATAACAGTAGGAGAAGGCTGTTTAAATGGACCATCAATGCCACCGGGATTAACAGCAGGTCTAAATAGCATATCAGATATGATTTGATTGTTAAGTCCACCGCCCCTGTTTTCGTCGTTACGGCGAAGATTGGGATCTCTTATTGCTTGGGGCGTCGTACTTGGGCTTCTATTAAAACCACTTTTAATTTTATCGAAAATACTGCCTATGCCGGTAGATTGCGCACCAACTTGAGCAGTAGCATCAGTAGGTTTTTTACCAAACAATCCTAGTGCTTTCATAGCAAGATTGCCCGGAGTCGGTATTTTATTGTAAATATCTTTTAAATTATTTAAATCTTTTTCAAGTTGTGGCCCTCTGTACTTAAAAGACTCTACTATTCCCATGCCAGTAGTGGGATTCATGCCCATCTTAACATTCATGTCTTTTAACGATCTTAATTGTTCGTTAGTAATAGTGTTGTTTTTAGCTAGAGATCGTAAATTATCATAACTTGCTTTATCAACATTAGCTGCTTTAGCTTTTTCTATTGCTTTTTTCTCTTTGTTGGCTGCAACTCCAGCACGAGTTAACATACCATTTGCATCTCTAAGTTTATCTTGGGTTTTGAAATTACTTTTAGTCTTAGTCTTAGATTTAGTTGGACCGGCAATATCTGCCATAGAAGGTTTACTGGCTATAGACTTAGCTTTAAAATTAGTGCTCTTTCTTTGAGCATCGGTCATATTGCCGACCTTGTTTGAGGTCTTAGCTTTAAAATTAGTGCTCTTTCTTTGAGCATCGGTCATATTGCCGACCTTGTTTGAGGTCTTAGTTTTTGTTGAAGCTGCTTTTGTTGAAGCTGCTCTACCCGCTTCTCTATTTGAAGCTGCATTAGAATCTGCTCTGGATGATCTAGCTGCGGAAGATTTTGCGCTAGATGCTTTAGCACTACGTGAGGCTGCTCCTCTAGAGCGGCTCTTGCCTCTTGCAGAAGATTTTGCTCCTCGTCCAGCTCTACTGGAAGATTTACCTTTACCTCTACCTTTACTACTACTACTTCTACCTCGACCGCCTCTGCCGCCGCTACCTCGACCGCCTCCTCTACCACTACCTCTGCCGCCACGGCCTCTGCCGCCACGTCTGTAGCCTTCGCGATCTTCGCTAGATGAATCTTCTATGTATTCGGATGCCATTAATTGCCTCTAAAAGTGTCTGTTATATTCTTAGTGATTTTCTCAGCTTTGTCTAGTGTCTTTTGTTGAGAATCTTTGTCTTGTTTTTCTATAGCGATAGCTGCACGCAATGCAGTTGCAGCGTTTTGTTGATCTATTTTTTCTTTATCAGTGGCTTCTTGAGTCTCCGCCTTATCTTTTTCTAAAGCAAGTTTAGCTCTAGCTTCTTGTTCTTTACGATCATTTTCTTCGCTACGTATATCAAGTTCTTTTTGTTTTAGTTCGACTAATGGATCTTCTTGTGTTGATGATAACATGTCGTCAATGTTTTCCATGTAGTCAGTAATTAATTGTGCTTGTACTTTAGCTACTTCTTTTTGCATTTCCGCCATCATCTGTTGCATTTGTTGTTGCATCATTTGTTGTTGCTGTGGTGGCATTTGTTGCATTTGCATTTGTAATTGTTGCATTTGTTGATTCTGTTCTGGCATTTGTTCCTGTACTTGTTCTTGCGCTTTTAATGAAATGTGTTGCATAATATGTGCTTGAATATTTGTCATCACTTGCGGATTACTTTTAGTAACCGCGCTACCTAGTAAAGCTATGTGCGCAACAATGTGGGCATCGTGATCTTGTTGTGGAAATGCTTGTGCTGGTTGACCAACACTTAGTTCTGCATTTTCTAGTGCCGGGTCTTTGGGTTGAGGCTGAGGAGGTGGTGGCATTAGTGCCTCTATATTTTGTACTCCCATCGCCTCATACATTCTACGGTAGGCTTCCGGCAAACTATGCATTTGCGGCGCTGCTTGAGCCAACTGTAATTGTTGTTGTGCTAATGTTACTCGTTGTGTGATTGAGAATATGTTAGGGTCAGAAACAGGAATAACATCGATACGTGCGTCGAAGTCTTGTGCCATAATAGTTTGTTCTGCACCAACAATTTGATACGGGTAATTCTGTGGTAAGGTTGTAGCAAATAATTTAGCTAATAATTTAAATTCTTTGCCTTGAGCTGAGTGCATTCTTTTATGGATTGCAGACATAACTTTCATGCCACGTTCCAATAAGGCCATCGTGGTACCTACTGGATTAACTTCGTTGCCTTCACCAAGTTTCATGTCAGCAACCGCAGCAAAAGATTTACCACTTTCAATAACAAAACCTAATAGTTGGTATAAAGTTTGTGAAGGTTCTTTGTATGGTAATGGTACTAGTGAACTGGCTATCTCGCCCGCGGGCGCGTCAACATCTCTGAACTCGCCGGGTACTAAAGGTTGGTCATCATCACGAATACGTAGGCCCCTAGCCTTGAATCCTGATGGTAAGTTGGCGAGTGTTCCAGCATCAATAAGTTGTCGTAGTATAGAGGTTGCGGATTTTGAGAGACCACCGAGCATATGAATAAGGCCAAAGCCATAAAAGCCAAGGCCGGGCAGAAATTTATAATGTACGAAATATTGTTTTTTGTTTTTAAGTGGGTCTTCTTCATTCCAGTTTCTTCTTACTGACAGTACGGTTGATGAGCTTTCTTCAATAGTTACAATGTAAGGCAAACTAATACCAGACATTTCACCTGCCTCATTGGCATCTTCATAGCCGGGCAAGTCAAGATCAGTATGTATCTCTAAGATGGTATGAATGTCATCTTTTGTGTAGATTCTTTTTCGACCATCTATTTCATCTATCTTGTCTCGAACTGTATCTGAATCAGTATCCGATGGATCTTCTAGTTCTATGTCCCGATAGAAACCAGACGCTTGATATTTACGTACATCATTTGCCGGCATTTTAATTACATGAGTAATACGTAAACAAGTCATTAAATCAGTAGCATCATACGGCACTACTAGATCTTCAGAGGATACAAATTTAGAAACCGGTCGACCTAGCTTGTCATCAAAATAAATTTTACGGAACGCCGAACCCGATAGGGGAAGGTGAAAAAGCATTTGATCAAGTTCGGGTTCGTATTCCTCCATGACATGGGAAATTTGGTAATTCATAAATTCTTTAACACGACTACATTGTGCTTCTACTTGTGGATTCGTTGCACCCATAATTTGAGTTTTAACTGGACCACCAGCGGGAAATAATTCTTTATAAGATTGCGCTTGAAACTGTGTTACTGATTCTGCTAGTAGGGGATGAGTCACCCCGGAAGCTCCCGGAAAAGGTTGAGTGCGATCTTCATTTTTTAATCCAAGTAACCCTAAGCCTTCAGCATAAGTCGCTGACCAATCAGCCCTAGATTCACTATCACCTTCATAGGCTTCTAATAAATCATCCGCAATCTCGTCTAGATCACCTTCGTCCATAGCTTCGGCTAAGTTTGATGCATGTCCTTGTTCTTCTGGCACGTCGGGTCCAAATGATATTGTAGCCCCACCATCATCATCTAGTTCAGCGTCACCATCCATTAGTTCTATATCTACTTCTTCAGGAGTAACATTTTCTGCCTCTAGATCAAATTTCATTTGTTCTTTTAATGGTATCTCTTTTTCTATTGCCATAATTATCTAGCGCTCTCTTTTTTAGTAAAAAAACTTCCTACCCCTTGCATTAAAGAGCCAAGAGGCTCACTTATATATTTATCCATAACTCTTGTTGTTTTATCTCCAAAAGGTACGTTCTCTTTATACTCATTAAAGAAAGGTGTGTCACCATAGTTTTCTTCTAATTCGTCCATAGAAAAATAAGAGGGTATAGCCGGTCCTTTATCATAAGAATATTCGTACTCAAGATAGTAAGTAGCAAGGTCAGCAGGAGACATATTATATTCTGCTGCTTGGGCAATAATTTCGGGGTCTTTTACTAGCTCATCAAATGTTTGTCCGTCGTAAGTAGCGGTCTCATCTAAAGGACTTAATTCGTCATCATAACGTCCGGTAAAAGGACTTTGATCCCCACCAGTAGTACCAAACATTGTCTCTGCAACAATAGCCGGTGTGCCGAGTAATAAATTCACGGGGTTTAATTTACCTATGCCGGCTTTTACAAGCGGTCCGCTTATATTTACTTTCGGACTAAACTTAGGATTAAATTTAGCTTTAGCTGTGGCCTCCATACTTACTTCCCTTTTTTAAGAGATTACTTCTTTTTGTCACCAGAATCAAGTTCTTTCCAGAAACGGTCGAGAGCATTCTCGTGATCGCAGTTAAGACAATTGCACGGTGTGGTTCGGCACGAACCGCCATTACCACAATGACAGGAGTGCCCACATAAACGACAAGTATCGCTTAGCAATTCCATCGTTTACGCGCTTGGCGTAATCTTGAATTAGGGTCCTTAGCGGCACCGGGAAATTTCTTCATTTGTCCCGCACTACGGGCACAATAAGACTTTCTACGATTTGCTTCTTTCGAACCTTTCTTCAATTTCGATGGTTTCTTGGTTACTGCGGTTGATAATTTTGATCCGGGATTGTCACGGCGATACTTAGCTACACCGGCTTTAGTCATCCCTGCACCACTTTTAGTAGCGCGAAAATACTTCTTAGTCTTTGGAGGTTGTTTGTCTTGTCGACGAAACATTACGCTTTAGCGGTTTTAGCTGAGCGTTTTAATGCTTTGTCCGTTACTGTACCTTTGCCTTTACGGCTAGTGCCTTTTTTCTTGGCCCTATTCATATAATAGTACAAACCTTTTTTAACCGTGCGACCGTCTTTAGTTACATGCGTATCGGCACCGCCACCTTTTTTTAAAGGTTTACGGCTAGTAGCACCAGCTATTCTATCTGCTTTAGTTGGATTAGGGTTTTTATCGATACCGGCTTTAACACTCAGCATTCCAAAATCTGACTTACCGCCTCCGCTCATTTTTTTTCTTAAAACTCTCATTTTTTTATTAATTGCGGCTTTATCAGTTGGTCTTAAAGTTCCCGGTCTTTTTAAAGGAGTCATTGCTTTAGGTTTAGGTTTACGATCAGGTCTACTAAGACCTAGCTCTTTAAGGACTTTACCGCCTCTAATTGAACCATCAGCTCTTTTTGAAACATTGACCATTTTTCTCCGGCCAGTCTTTTTATCCACTTCTTTTCTAGGTCTTCGAGGTAAATTTTTTTTTCTTTTATCTTCCATGGTTGTTTTTCCTAATTGTGAACGGTTTATCATTTATGAATATTAAAGTATTATTTCTGTTCTTTCAACCCATAAAAATAATTGGTGTCATCGCCCGCAGTCCACTTGCTTTCAGTCTCTACGTTATACTCAATAGTAGACACTTTAAAATCAGGAGTTTTTAGCTCTGATGGACTTAACGACTTGTCATAAAACAAACATCTATTGTTGGGTTGCGCTGCAAAATGTTTGTTGTCTAGTAGTAATATATTAAAGGATTTGTGTTCTTCGGGTATCTCAGCGTAGCCCGTGTTCAATACATTTTTGTCAGCATGACAGTTATCAATAGTAAATAGATATTCCCCGGTATGCCATTGTTTAGATGGTGACAGGAATTTAGCTTTGCAACCAGAGATAGAGGCTTTTTCAATTACCGTTAAATCGTAATCAAATGCATCCCACAACTCTAGTTCTTCCAACGGTAAGTCCAAATCAGTTGGCTCGTCTACAAATGCGGAAATCGGAAGTTTATCATAAAGGGCACCGTATTCAGGCAAGTAGGTTTCAAAGTACAATGCTCGTCCTTGAATAGACTTACAAGTAATCCACACCCCTTCGACAAATTCACCATGACCTTTTTGGTGATCGTGCAGGTACTGCTTTTTAACATAGACTTTTACTGGAGGTAAATTAGCGACAAGGAATGCCATGACTATCTAGCGCGTCCACCTTTTTTCATTGTTCTCATTCTATCCATATAATCTTGAGCAGCTTTTACTTTTAGTTTTGGTTTTGCTTTACTTTTAATTTTAATCTTACTTTCAGCAGCTATTTTCTTTTCTAATTTTAAACGCATTGTTGGTGGAATTGAGTTTAACATTTTACGTTCGCTTGCAGTCATCTTAGATGTGCTCCCAGCTTTAGGTTTAGTAGCTTTAGGTTTAGTAGTTTTAGGTTTAGCTTTAGGTTTAGTAGTTTTAGGTTTTGCTTTAGGTTTTGCTTTAAACATGTTAAATGGATTATAAAGTTTCATTCTGTTTATCTTCCTTTTTTATTTTTAAATCTTGCTTTTCTAGCTAGTGCTGCTGCTTTGTAGCTAAGACCTATCTCTGGCCTTGAAGTACCTATTTTACGTTTTGGTGAAGCCCCACCATAAATTGCTTTTTGAATTGCGTTAGTTTTTTCTTTGCCCGACAAAGATTTCTGTTTTGATACTTGCGCAATCCTTCTAGTACGTTTTGCGTTGTTTGGATTAGTTTTAGCTCCGCCACGTAATTCAATACCGTCAGCCCTTGGCCCTTTTTTAGGCGGCACGGCTTTAGGTTTTTTAATTTTGATCTTAGGTTTTTTGATCTTAGGTTTAGGTATTTTTGTCACTATCTACCTTCGCGAGATTTTTTACCGCCTTTGTTAGCGCCGCCAAATGTAACTGCTTTACCACGTTTATCTCTAACTGCCTTGCCTCTTTTGTCAGTAACAATGTTACTTGGTTTAGCACTTCGGCCTCTACCTTTTTCACTCATGCCTTGTTTCTTAGGTTTACGTTTAGGTGTTGCTGAAGTTTTACTGTCGTCGGCTCTAGCGTCTCTTTTATCACGTAACAGTTTGTTAATAGCTAGTGTTGAGATTGCACCCGCGCCACCAACAACTAAAGCACCTAATTCTGTTTTAGTTGGACCTCTTCTGCCCGCTTCTCTATTTGAAGCTGCTTTTTTTGATGAAACTATTTTTTTACCGCCACCAATTTTTTTAGTAGTAATTTTTCTAGGTGGTTTAAGTTTTGGTTTAATTTTTTTTGGTTTAATAAAACTTTTTATTTTTTTTACCATAGTCTTCTCCTTATAATAATTTATTTAACTTTACGTCGGTTACTTAATTTTTTAGCTGTACTGATAGCTACACCATAAGGGTTTGAATATTTAAGTACAGTGCCGGCCAGTTTTTTAAGTTTATTTTTCTTTTTACTCTTAACGCTGATATTTTTACTAGCGCGTCCGGGTTTTGTTACTGCCATAGTCTTCTCCTTGTTTAATAGTATTCCCTTGGTCGTGGGTCGATGGGCTCGTCTTCATAATCTTGTCGAAGTTGAACCAAACCTGATTGCCTGAACCTTAACAGAGCTTGGGTCACTGTGTCAACATAATCATCATTCTCACCGAATGGAAATGCTGCACATTCTTCTATCACTTCTTCGGCAAAGCGTCTACCTTCAGGATAATAAACTGAGCCGGCTTCAAACATCGGGGCTACGGCATTAACTCTAGAGTTTTTATCATTACCCCGCGTGGGTGTGTAGTTAGTAACCGGGATCCCCGAACGACGGAGCTCGTCAGTTAACGGCATACCACTCGCTTTAGCTTCAATCAACACCATCTCTGGTTCCCAATAATTATATTCTTTCAACGCAATCTCTTTAAGTTCTGGAAAGTCCCACCGTCCGCGTCGCGCATCCAATAAAATTAACGCTGGCCGTTCATCGTCAGGCGCGAAGATGCCCCATGTAGTTATGGCACTATAATCAGCAGTTTCTTTTTTACTGAACGCCGTATCGTAACTTTGTATTATGTAATGCAAGTTCGGCATATCTTTATGTTCCCACGGTTGCCACCACTCACGTTTTAAGATGGCACCTTCTTCTGAGGTCGGTTGTTGCATCCACTGCGCGTTCCACTTGGTAACCGCTAGTGACGCTTTAACTGATTCGAGTTCGGAAAGTTTCCAGTACTCCGGCCATGTCGGGGTTCCACTGTCCATGATTGCCGGAAACTCAACTACTTCCCATTGATCCGCTTTGGGTTCCGCTTGGGCTTTCATTAACTGTCCAGTCAAATCAATTGTTGACCAACGCGTCATAACTAAAACAATTGCCCCGCCGGGTTGTAGACGTTGGCGTGGACCTGAAGTGTACCATTCGTAAGCATTCTCCATTGCTGTTGAAGACAACGCATCTTGCTCCGAGTGCGGGTCATCGATGATAAGTAAATCCGCACCACGGCCCGTGATGGCACCACCCACACCAGCCGCAAAATATTCTCCGCCCTCGCTAGTATCCCAACGGCCAGCGGCTTTTGAATCTGCTTGTAAAATAGTGTCCGGAAAAATATTGTTATAATCTGAGGAGTCAATTAATTGTTTCGTTTTCCTACCAAAACGTTGTGATAATTCTGCGGTATGCGATGTCTGAATAATTTTCGTTTGGGGATTTTTTCCCATAATATATGCAGGCAATAAGTAAGATGCAAATTCAGATTTAGTATGTCTGGGTGGCATATTAACAATTAATCGCTTTAGGGACCCATCAGCAATTTTATTAAATTTTTCTGCAATAATTTTATGGTGTCGACCTTCTACGAATCCCGGCCAAATAGCTTTTACAAAAGACATAAAATTTTGTTTTGCATCTTCGCGTAATTTTAATTTTTCATTTTGTTGATAAAGTTGGTAGAACCTTTTTTGTTCTTGAGGCGTCATACTATTCAAAACTTTTGAATCAGTAATAATTTCTTTCAGTCTTTCTTCGAAATCAATTTTGGGCATATTCTATGTCTGTATTGGTATATATATACTATATGTTAGGTACTTAGTCCCAAAAGGGGGTGTCGACGATTCTACAACAACTAATCTCATTTGACAACAGCTACAGGTACCCTGACGTATAAGGGGGGGTGGGCCCTATAGGACACAAGCGTCATACTACATGTAGTAGGTAGCCCGTAAGCTACCTACTATATATAGGTCAAGTAAAATTATGCAACTAACTGCATAAAGTTGTCAGACTGTAACATTTTAGTTACATCCATCTGACGTGATAAGTAGACGTTGTTGCTATCAGCCGTGGCCCTTGAGCCGTGATGCGTGGCCCATTCAGTGACGCCATTGTAAACTGACATAAGATTAACCTTATCAATGGAACCTCTGTTGTTACTTTCAACATATTGCATGATCTGATCTTGCTTAACCTCGTTTTTTGCAATGGTATTTTTAAGCGTCTCTCTCACTACATCAAGGCTTACAACTGTATTTTCATACTGTTGCAATTGGTTGCGCTGTTGCTCTAGATACGGCGTGATGTTTTTTAACTTGCCGTACTCATAGCCTAGTACATCTTTTTTGGTATGCTTTTTATTAGAGCCAACAATTGAGTCAATACTGATCATACCATTAGCACATAACATTCTTAACAAGCCAAAATTAATTGATGCTTTTAAAGCGCCATCATATGAATTAAGAATAATAAGTTGCAAGTTAATCGAGTCACCTGCCTGCTCATTCATCTTAATAGTATATTGCGGATCATTAAAAGTAACTATTCGAGCATTTTTGCCACCATAGCCCCATGATTTATCTTCAACGGTCACATCAGTATTAAGCATATTCTGACTGTCTAAAAAGTTATTAACACCAGTTAAAATATCAGCCGTTTTATTTACTTGATACTGGCCACTGAAGTTACCAACTCGAACATCATTTACAATGACATCTTGGCCATAGTACTTAACGCCGTTGATTATTTGATCTTGTAGTGAAATGATCTTATCATTACTAAAAAAAGTTAGATCATTTATATCGTTATGGGTTTTTACATTTTCCATTTTCTTGCTTTCTAGGATCTTTGATCCTTGTTAGATTTCGTAACATCATTGTTACGTTATCTAATATAGAGATTCCTGCTATATAATCAAGTACTTTATATTAAATAATTTAACCCTAGATATAGTATGTATCAGCCTGATACATACAAGAATTTTTGAATAGCTACGGTGGGTGGGCCCTACAGGACACAAGCGTTATAGGGTGGGTGGGCCCTGTAGGCGTCAAGCGTTCTTTGGCCGTTGACTAGGTACACTAGACAACGGCCAACGGCGAGTAGCTAAGCAAGTCATCTTTTAAGGTTTCTTAACTAGTCGCTTGCGCACGTTTCAGGTGAGGGGAAACGTGCAAAAACCTAAAGTTCCTTTTTTTTACAAGGTTAGAGCTTCGAACTACCTTGATCCTCTAACAAGAATATTTACTGGATGAGGCAGTCCGTCCATAAATTTTTAATGACCTCTTCCTCTGATACATCTATTGATGCGCCATCGAACCAATCCAAGAACCAGTATTCAACCTTGTCTATAATTGATTCTTCATTGTCTAAGCTCTCGCCTCTGGTGTAGAACCTCAGTTCATCTGACGGGCCACCCCAAGAAATTTGAAAGCGATGATATCCTTTTGGTTGGTTGTCGAAGGTGTCAGGTTCAACATAAGAAAAGTCTAGCCCGTATTCGTGGAACATGTCCCAACCATTGGCGTCAAACTTTTCTAGTTCGTCTCGTCTGCTGTGCCATCTCTCTTGAACAAGGTCAACACATCTTTTTTCTTTTTTACTTGTTAACATTTTTTTTCTCCTTTGTTAGATTTAATTGATTATGGCATTTTGTGGGATAGATTACAACAACTATTTTTACTGCCTGTGGATAACTTCGCTAGACAAGGTAAATATTTCACGTGAAACATTCGCCAGACAACGGACAACGGACAATGATTAGGGTGGGTGGGCCCTTGAGCCGTCAAGCGTTGTTGGGGTGGGTGGGCCCTTGAATTGTCAAGCGTGGCTCACGAATTACGGGTGGGTGGGCCCTTGAATTGTCAAGCGTTAAATGTCAAGAAAAAAATGTTCTTGGAGCGTGTCCCATTGTCTAGGGTCATGCGTATCTTGAACAACGAACAACGGTTCGTGGTCAGTTAACTTCATGCGTGGTTGTCTAGCGAAGTCTCCTTGAAAAAGTTTTACGGCCAACGGGCAAGGGGTCAAAAT